TAATATAACTAGATTCGCAAAGAGTATTGGTGTTTCGCCATCTACTATTTGTCATAAGATAAATGGCAGAATTAAAAATCCATTTTTAAATGAATGGAAATTTTACAGAAAGTGATTTTGTTTTGGTAAATGCGTAGAGACTATCGAAAGTGTAATTTATACAGAAATGTATAAATGAGTAAACGAGTAGAGTAGGGTTAAACCCGAAAGACATGGGCCTAATATTGTGGTAAAAGTAATATTAGGTATAATATAGTCCGGGCCATTAGAAATAGTGGAATAACCGACAACCATTCAATAGCATATTGTATGTTGGGATATATGTGCGCATATCTTAGGTATTATTATCCAATAGAGTTCTTAACTGCCTCATTTAACACAATAGAAAGCGAAAAAGATATATCTGAATGTACTCAATTAGCAAAACAAATGAGAGTATCAATATATCCTGCTAAATTTAGATATTCTCGCTCTGATTATTATATGGATAAAGATAATAACGCCATATATAAGGGAATAGCTTCTATTAAATATCTTAGTCCAGACACCGCAGAATATTTGTTTAGTCTAAGAAACGAAAAGTATGATGGATTCATAGATTTATTGGCTTCACTTGATAGCAAATATATAAACTCTAGGCAAATAGAAATTCTTATCAAACTTGATTTCTTCAAAGAGTTTGGAAATTCCCGATATTTATTAAACGTATACAGATTCTATGAGCAATTTGGAAAATCAAAAATGATTGGTAAAGACAAGTTCGATGGTGCCGACGTATTTGAGGGGATATTCAAAAGACACAGCCGTGAAACAGCTAAAAAGTATGTTGACTTAGATATGAAAGCAATACTAAAAGAAGTTGAAGAATATCTACAAGTTATACACAACAGCGATTTCTCTATCATTGAAAAAATCGTGTGGCAACAAGAATATGTTGGATATATCGACTTCAGAACGAATGAAGAAGCCGATAGAACTAAACTATTGCTCTTAGATGTTAGGCAATTGAACAGCAAAAAGACTGGTAAAGTGTGGGCATATTCATTTGAAACATTATCTATCGGGACTGGAAAGAAAGCAGAAATTCTTGTTTATCCAAACGTTTACGAATCCTGTCGTGTCGTGAAAAATAATGTTATAAAAGTAAACCCACGTTCACTGTCTGTAAAGGAATATAATGGTAGAAAAAGCTGGTATCTCAATAAATATGAACAAATAATCATGTAATTGTTGAATATGTCTCCTACTTGACAAATCCTTTGTTCTGTGGTATAATAGTAACAAGGTGAGAGCGGGAGACATATATGTATAGTAATGACCAACTCTGTTTCAGTTGCGCTAAAGCGTGTGGAAACTGCTCTTGGAGTTCACAACTTATTCCAGTCGATGGATGGATAGCTGAAAATACAGTTTTGCCAAACGGGATTGAAAGTTTTTCCATCTCTAAGTGTCCAGAATACGAATTTGATGGATTATGTACCAGATGTATACATTTTGACGACAAATTCACAAATCCGAAGATGTGGTATATGGTTTGTAAAAGGAATGTTAAAGGGAATGGTAACGGAGACTGTATGGGTTATAGAAATAAGTATACGACTTTAAAAGACTGATTTTAAGGGTGACGTAAAAATGCTTTATATGGGCGGTAAGCAATTGATAAGTTCACGAATTTCTGAAGTAATTAACCACGAAATTAGTGGAATTGGTGGGGCAACATTCGTCAGCTTATTTTGCGGAGCATGTTCAATTGAGAGCAAAATAAAAGCAGATATAAAAATATTAAATGATAAACATGAATATCTTATAGAAATGTTTAAAGCGCTACAAAATGGTTATGAATTACCAGATGAAATTACAGAAGAACAATACGAATACATTAGAAACAATTTGGACGAAGATAAGGCGCTGTCTGGTTTTGTTGGATTTGCTTGCTCCTTCGGTGGAAAGTGGTTTGGCGGATACGCACGAGACAATAAAAAGCATAGGAACTATGCTTCAACAGGTAAGCGTGGACTTATAAAAAATATGGCTGGTTTACAAAACGCCACATTTATAAGTATGGATTATAGGGATGTAATT